AATCGTCCCACTGCTCTTTCTCAAACTCCGGAGCTTCCTGCTTTTCCTCCGTGGGAGCGATCATCTTGTTCTCATGGGGAGCGACCATCTTGTTCGCTGCCGGCGCCTGCTTTTTCAGCAAACCCCGTTTGATCGCGTCATCCTCGTACATCTTCGCAAATCGGTGTGGCCCGAGCTGCACTTTCACCAGTTTTCTAATCATTTTGCTCTTCCTTCCGTTATATGGTTGTAATATTTTTTCACTTTCTCTTCATCGCCCGCATAACACTTCACGAACCGCCCGGGCTTGACTTCCACTTTCACCATTCGCCGTGCCTCTGTTTGCACGTTTTGCGGCCTTCTCTGCCGGCTCTCTGTCCTGGCATGCCCACCCCCAAACCAGTGATGCAGGATGTGCGACTCTTTGTCGCTGTAGCAGTTCCAGGTATACGGCACCGTCAAAAACATCACTTCGCTTTTCAGCAATGCCCGCAGCAGTGCCACCTGCTCATCCCAACCGTTATATACCAGCCACTCTGTACTCCACAGGTCAAATAGCCTGTCCGTTTTCTCATTCTTTCGCCAGAAGATCATCCCGCTGTTGTGATACAGGATGTGCGGCGTTCCCAGCCATTTGGATGTACCCTGGCTTTCTTTCAAACCGGCGATCCCCTCCACCAGGCTCCGCGTCTGTGTCTCCGCCACCACCAGGTCCCACCGGTCCAGCAGCGCAAATCCGATCATCGGGTTGCTCTTGAATGCTGTGTCCGCATCCACATACAGCGTCCTCTCAAATGGGCTCAACTTCGCCAGCAGTGTCTTGATCCTGCCCGCCAAGAACCTGAACCCGCGCGCTTTCTGGTCATCAAATGGATCCAGCTCCAACAGGTGGAACATGACCCGCTTGTTGCTCGCAAAGTGCACCCGCGCTTCTTCGTCCCCAACCACCATCACCGGCATCGAAGATCCGGCTTTACGCCACAGGCTGATCATGCTGTTTTCAGCCTGGGTGATTGCGTTCTTTCCCCATGTCATGTAGATCACGCCATCCGTCATTTAACTCTCCTAAATGCGATCACATAATCCGCTGTGCAGTCGATCGCAATTTTCCAGGTAACATTCTTAATGTCAAATATCGACAGCCACCACTCGGTCACAGCTCTTGCCACTCCATCGATGTGTGGCATCATGAAATCATGAAATGCCATCACCCCACCTACTTTGACCTTCGGTGACCAATCTTCAATATCCTGTTTGACGTGCTTGTAGTCGTGGTTCCCGTCAATGAACAGGAATGCAATTTCGTCTTTGTATAACNCTGCCGCCTGGTGACTTTCCATCACCATTAGNTCAGGCGGTTCCAGCCCGATCGCCACCAGGTTGTTTCTCCAGTTGGCAGCTGAGCTGATCTGCTTNGTGCCNGGTGTNAAATAAAATGGATCCACGCTCGTCACTCGTGCTTTGAACGCTTTCGCAGCCTGCACCAAAGCCGCGGTAGATCTGCCATGTAAACATCCCAGCTCCACGATGTTCCCCATCCTACGCGCCATCGTATACAGCGCCATGGCTTCGCTCTTGCGGATCTGCCCGCTCACTTTCATTGCCCTGGCAGCTGCTCTTTCTGCATATACTCTTACCGGTGTCTTGTCGCTCACTTTGGCGCTCCTTCTCTGCTAGCCCTGCGGTGTGCATGAAAAATAAATTTTGCATCCGCCTGGTGGTGCGTGTTCCATGGTGCCCGCATCGATGCGAGACGCACGGGGTGGTGATACATTGCCCGCAGTAACCCTGGTTGGTCCTGTTTTCCCCAGCGCAGCCATTCTTTATGCCATGCCTGCATCAACTGCTTCACAGCCTCCGATCTCCTGAAGAAGATCACCCCTGAGTTGTAATAGCACAGCTCAGCGCCATCTGTTTCCGACTTCGTGGCTGCCACCTCATCCTTATCCAGTGCCGCCCAGGTCGTACGGTTGAAGATCCTCACCGCATCCTGTCCCATCACCATATCAACCAGGTCGAGCATCTTAAATCCATGCGCCGGGTCGCTCAATACGAATGTGTCTGCGTCCAGGAATAAAGTCTTTCTGAAAGGGCTGATGGCATACAAACGCGTCTTTACATTGCGTGCTCCCTTGTCAATATCCACGTGCTTGATCCAGATATCCGCACCCTTCACTGCCTGGTCACTGGCCACTGCCACCATAAGCTTCGGGGCGTGCTCTTTCAATGACGCAATGCTCAATTCAGCATTTGCGATCGCTTTCTCACCATAAGCGATATACAGCACACCCTCCTCAGCCACGAAATTCCGGAATGCGATCATCGTTCCAGCTCGTTCAACTTCCGTCCAGTCCGCATTTCGCCAGTCATCCACAGCCTGCTGAACTTCCGGACGGTCCAACTTGCTGTTGCGCGCTTTGCCGTAATCATGCACACAGACCGCCCCACCCGGGTTCACTTTCGGTGTGTAATTCTTCAGGTCGTTCGTGCATTCCTCGTAACTGTGTCCTGCATCGATGTGCAGCAGGTCAACCGTATTCTCGAATTGGCCTGCTGCCTCATCTGTTGTGCCTACAATAAACTCGGCTTTCACCCCGTGTTTCTCCAGGTTCCCCTGGGTTTCTTTGAGTGTGCTTCCCTGGTATCCGCGGTGGGACATGTCTCCAAACCAGTCAATACCATACAGTTTTGCGTTGGGATTAGTCAAACCCATCGCGGTCAGGGATCGCCCTTTGTATGAGCCAAGTTCCAGGATGCTTGATGCTGACCTCGCCATTCGGCATAACAGGCTCAGCTCTTCCGAGGTCATAAGTCCCGGAATGTCCTTAACTTTTTCCAGAGTGGTTGTCATTGCATCAAGCATCTCGTTTACTCCGTTACGCCAGTTCGACTTCGATGAAAGCCGATGGCTTGATCAAACCGAATGCCGCGCGCATTTCCGCCAAGATGGCGATCATGTTGCGGATGAAGAAGTCAGAGTGGCTGTCGCTCACACTGATGGTCGCCTGCTGGCGATCCCACAATACGGCTTTGCGCCAGTTGGCCAGCCATGCCGACCCTGCGGTCACATGGAAGGATTCAACAACCGGAACACCCCACAGGGTCTTTGGACCGGCCGCAACGGGTCCGCCGTAAATGTACCGATCTTCTGCATCCTGCAGCAGTTCGATGGTTTCCCAATCGATTGGGTTAAATACCCAGGCGGTCGGGTTGACGCGTCCGGTTGTGCGCAGCGTGGTCAATGCCTGGCGCGTGGTCTGGACGATGGTGGTGTCGAACGTTTCGAGCAAAGTCCCCGCGTGGTTGGCAATGCCGGTGAAGTTCTCACCAACGCCGTTACCGGTGAAAAGCTGGTTTTCCAGCTCATCAAGCAGGTCTTCACGCAGTTCCTGGTCGATCAATCCGCGGATCTGTGCAGCATCCGACAGCGCCCGCTTGGTTGCCGGGATCCATACGGCGATGGTCTTCACGGGTTCGTTCACCCGCTCGAAGGTCATCGTTCCCTCTGGTTTCTCACCGGAGATCTCACCGGTATAAGCGGTGTAATCGGTCACGTTGGATTCAGCTGTGGGAGCTGCCTGGGTTACCTGGGCGGTCTGGCGCACGAACTCCACCGCGTCGCTGTTTGTCTCTCTGATCGAGATCAAATTGCGCAGCACGGTTGGGTATCGCCCGATGGACTCGTAGATCCCCGTGTCCTGCGGAACGATGAAAGCGCCAGCACTGTTGGCGTCAACCCCGGTGATCAGGTCTTTCTTGAACATCCCCAGGTTCTTGATCTCCACAGATGGTGAGACCAGCCCCTTGCGTGATTCGGAGATCACACCATTCGGTGCAACGCTCTTGTACCACAGCTTGAACTGCTCATCGCTCATCATCTGGTCAGCGATCGATCCGCCAAACTTCTGCTTTTTCTCTTTGATCGCTTCCAGCCCTTTCTCCATTTCGGAGAGTTGCTCGGCGATCTGCATCGAGTCCTTCAGTTTCTTGGCGTCCTCGATCATTCCGTTCACGCGGGTTTTCTCGTCTTCGGTAAATCCGCGATCTTCCGCCATTGCCTGCTCGGCGACGGCTTTGGCTTCCTGCATCAATGCAGTATATTTTTCTTTGATACTCATTTTTAGCCTCCTAAGCTTGTTAATATTTCAATTTCGGTTAATACAACTTCCGGCGTCAAACCGCTCTTCTCATCGGTTCCATCTTCCGGATCTTCATGAGCGCCATCTGGATCCTGCGTCAAACCGCTCTTCTCATCGGTTCCATCTGCTGATCCTGCGCTCTTGATAGCAACTGTCCCGGTGCCTATGCCGGCTCCCAGGAATACCGGGCTTACCTCATGCACGGTCAATGCTTTCAAAAACCGTACCGGTATGCCCTCGAACACCCCATCATCCGCCTGGTCAATATCGAACCCATAGCTGTATTCCTGCAGCTCACCCAGGTTTTTGACCGTCTTGTACGTTTCCAGGCCGGCATCGGTGTCCATGAAGAATTTGCCGTCTATCCAGGCTTTTTCATCATCTGCATGGATCACGCCCCTGCCCACCGGCAGATCCTCCCACCGATGTCCCCAGTATGAAACACGCACAGTCTGGCCATCCTTAAATGCGCCAGGCAGTGTGACATCTCCCTGCAGGTCGATCACGTTGAACGTGCTGAAGATCGCTTTGAACTCTCCGGCTTCTCCATCTGCTTTCAACTCGATCGGTGTAATAAATTTCTTTGTTTCCATTCAAACCTCCTATCAGTTTCGGTTATAAACAACTGAACATTGACAATTCGCATTTTCCTCTGCACCGCCACGATAATCTCCCGGCCACCGAAGGTTGTTTGAAAAAACACTCCGTATCGGTACCGTCTCCCCATTGATCGCCGAGTGGGAATCCCTCGGGTTATTGCTGTTCACGTTCCAGGTCTTCGTATTCACTTTTCCCTGGTATGCCGCCGAGAATGCCCCATAGTTCGACATTGCGGTTGTCCGGGAGATCGCCATGTAGAACACCCGCGAGCTCAGCGCCAGGTAAAAGATATTCTCCATTGCAGATCTGGGATCTTCTTCCAGGATCGCGCTCTCGATCTGCATCCTGGTGCTGAGATTCATCTGTTCTGCAGCGATCCGTGCGCTTTCCTCGATGTAGACTCTCATCACCGCCTCGTTCAGCCCGATCGCCATGGAATGCGCCATCCACCGCGCCCAGGCCATTCCCGTATCCCAGCTGAGCGTGTAAAAATCCTTCCCAACTTCCGTGTTCCAGCGCTCCGAATCCCAGAGCAGGTTGATATCCAGCATATCTTTCTTGTCCATCGACTTCTTGACCGCTGGCAGCAATGCTGCTTCCTGGCGTTTGAAGATCCGCACCAGTAACCTGCGCCATTTTTCCTCGTATTCCTGGCGCAGCTGCGGGTTGTTCGCGTCAAAATGATCGGTCTTCGCTTTGCTCTCTTCCACGCTGGCCTGTTTGGGNAGANTCGGATCCACATCNTTNGGGCTGGCCTGTCCGCCGATCGCCACGTTCAATGGNGTGATCAACTCNTCTCCACCCTCGATCCTTGGCAGGTTCATGATCCCGCGTCCCTCGTTGGCCGTCATCCATGGTCTTCCGATCGCGCTTTGCAGGCTCTTGCTCTGTGTCTCAAAGTCACCCTGCAGCTTCTCAGCGATGTTGAATTCAACATACACATCCCCGCTCGTGTCCAGGTCCGGCTTCACCTGCAGGTCAATCTCCTGCTCGATCATCGCCGCCCAGGGACCGATCACATCGGTGTACAACATTTTGGCCTGTTGTGTGATATTGGAGAATGTGGCCTGATCGAGTATGCCCACCAGCGGAGGCGGGATGTGATAAGCCCGTGCGCATTCTTCCCGCGTCAGCTTGCGTCCGCCTAAATATTCAGCATCTTTCGGGTTAAAAGAGATCTGTTTCCATGTCATACCCTCTTCCAACACCGCTGTCTTTCCGGAATTTGCAGACCCGGAATACAGCGCTTCGAACTCGCTCTTGAAACGCGCCCTGGCTGTATCTGACCAATCAGCTGCTTTCTCCGGTCTCTCGATCACCCCGTTCATCCTTGCTGCGTTCTGCCAAAAATGCTCCCGGTAATCACCCGCTGCGTGCTCCTCTGCCAGGACCCGCCGCAGCGTTTCAAGTGGTGAAAGTCCCAACACTGCGTTGGTGGCGTTGTATCCTCTGAAATGCACGATCTCATCTGGCTCAAAGTCCTTTGTTTCTGTTCCAAGATAGATCTTGTACTTTGCCGGGTTCAGTGATCCTGTGACACTCACCAGCTCCGGGGGGATCCGTAGCAATCCATACAGCTTCCCATTGCTTTTCAACTTCAGCCAGTAGGCATTGAAATACACACCCAGGTCACCCATCAGCGTTTCGATCAGTCGGTAACCGGTCACTTTATATTGAGCTGGCAGGGGCTGCCTGAGTAACCTGGACAGCTCATGATCTCTTATACGTTCCCTGTCGTTATCCGCTTTCCGGCGATACACATGGAGCCCCAGCTGCGCTAGGTTGCGTGCCAAAAAGTCCACGCACACCCGCACGTTGGGCTGTGTCTTGTAGATCGTCGCGTAGTCGTAGGTGTAGTTGTTGTACAAGCTCAACGATACGCCAGT